AAAGTCGATAGCATATCCGTCGGTAGAGACATGATGTGAAAATTTATGATAATGTCCTTCTAGTTTTCGGATTTTGAAGATCTTATCCCAATACACAACCTTCTTCTCATCTGTTTTCCAATCAGAAGGAAGTTCAGGAATATGTTTGCACTTGGAGTGCTTACAAATAGACGTATACAAGCCTTCGAATACATCATTATCTATAGATATAAAATGGGCTTTTATTGTATGTATAGGTAAGAGGTGAAAGAGCTTGATAAAACAGTCACCATCTTTATGTCCTTGTTTTGATTTTTCTTTACGAATCTTTTTCTTGAATTCTTGGTCATTTTGTAATCGTAAATTGTAACTTTCGATCTCTTGAAGAATGAAGGCATACATCTCGAGAATATGAATAAGATTATTCTGCATCCACTTTTTACCTAAAATATCATCATTTTTGCAACCTAAAATGTTTCTAAACATGTACACGACACCATTCACTTTGTTATTGATATCGGGTCTATTATCATATTCTTCCAAAGACTTGATTTTTTCCCAATTGTGAATTTTACTGCGCGTAAAGAATATAAGATCTTTGAAAAAAGGTTCGTGTGCATATTCTGGCAACGCTATATTATATAGATATTTGTTGAGAAATGAATCGAAATTGAGTATCAAATGGTTTTGTGCATTTGTGATATATTTTCTTGCGCCATGAGAATAAATATTTCGATCTCCAATATTTCTCTTGTTTCCTATTTCAATTTCGTCTAAATATCCTTTTTCTTGTTGAAATGCGTCAAATTCCGGATAATGAATCCTACATCCATCTTTTCCCAACATACATTGGCGTATAAAAGTTTGATCGAGAAGGTATGATGGGAGATGAAAATATGAGTAAGTTTCACTTTTGCTCTTATCTTCGAGAGTTTTTTGTTTTTGTGTGTGTATAAGATGTCGTATGTAAATGTTTATGATAAGACTCGCTTTTGTAACTCTTTTGGAGTATAGTTCTACTCTGTCGTTTATTTCTGTTTGTACAATTTTTTTTACGTCGCTGTTGCCCCTGATATAATTATGCAAGGATCCTTTGACTACGGTTTCGAGAGTACATTTACTATCTAGGATGCGCCTGGAAACATCAGGACGTTTCTTTTTTTCTTCTGAATTATTTTTAGACGTCATATTTTACATGCTTTTTTTGATTTATATATAGCAAAATTACTTATACTGTTTTCTACTTATAATCCACGTCGAAATAGAACAGATGAAAAAATGTTTTGTAATACGGATGTTTTTAAAATTGTTTTATCTATGCATTCCTGAATGATGCCATTTTTATAAAATTCGACTTTTATGAGAGAAAAAGCATTTTCGATAGGATTGAACCATGGAGAATAAGGTGGTATGAATAGAGATTGGATATGTTTTTGTTGCAAGAGGTTTTGAACTTCTTTTGAACGATGTATAGCAAGATTGTCCATAATGACCACACAATTATCTTCCATCTCAAATTCTTTCAAAGCATCAATAAACCGTTGTTTATTGAATGCACCATCTATAAGTTTATATTGTAATTTACCATTTTGATCTAAACATGCAAGACATGACTTTGATGTCATTCTCTTCCAGGGTCTTTGGATTTTTATTTTATCACCTTTTATCGAGAACCCATATACGTCCTTTCCTTTGCGAGAAAAAGATGTTTCATCTAGAGATACAAACTTTTTTTTCTGTGAAAAATACATATCTCTTTTCCGTAAGAAATCTTTGATCAAGTGTTCATGACCATCATGTTGACCATAAAATTTTACTTTTTTCCGCGTCATACAGCATTTATGGCGTAAAATCGAACTCAAAAAAGATTTAGAGATTTGAAAACAGAAAAGTTCTTGTATTTTATTTCTGATATCATCAAGTACAAGAAGAGGATTTGTTTTTAGTATGGCTTTCAATGCTTCAACAACAGGTGTTCCAGATTTTATCGTTTTTCTATGTATTTTATCATATTTTACTCGACACAAATCTATGTCTGGAAGCATTATCCATCTACGAATTGTTGTATGAGCAACACAAAGAATGAGGCCTATTTTTCTCAATGAAAATACCTTCATATCGAATAAGCGTTTACAAATAATTCTTTTATCAAATGAATGCATCTTTTCATCATTAGGCAAGAAAAAATGGAACATTCTAAAGTGAACGGACTATAACAGAGAAGAGCGGATGGAAAAAGCTTTTCGCTTTCGACTGAAAGGACGTCAGAGGATCAAGAAAGAATATATTGCTCCATTATTCAGTGGCACGACCGTGAAAAAGATTGACAGCTATATGATGGGAATATCCATGCTAGAGTTGCTTTCCAAGTACATTCTCGTGCATCATGATCAACTCGAAAGTTTCCGATCTTGGCAAAAAGAGTCTGGATTTTTTACGCATTATTTGATGATGGTTCAGCATATGATCGATCCGGATCCGTTCGAAAGATGGGATATCGATCAGATCATTGCCTTTTACCAAAAAAACTTTGGTTCCTCGATTCCATCCTATAGTATAGATACATCTGTTTTGAAACAAATGACGCTACCTCAGCTCCGTGATGTAGCGAGACAATTGGATATCAAAGTCAAATCAGGGGCAAAAAAGAAGCAGATATACGACCTCGTGATGGATGCAGTCACAGATACTAGGCGTGTAAAACGTCCTTTGGATCTTCCGGAAATCAAAGCGTGTCCCCATGGTCAAGTAAGAAAATTTGCGACGGGAAAGTGTACAAATAATAAAACAATAATGAAGAAGAATGGATGATGCAACATCTTTTAGTTCCTTGGAGAACATGCAGCGGTGCTTAGAAGTATTTCAAAAATACATGTATAATACATTCAATATCGATGTCATACAAAGATTCCCCGAAATAAATGCGCGAGTTGTCTTACTAGAAACCATGCGCATTGTTTTTTCGAATTACCAGGAGGAAGACAATGACATGTCTGTCAACGAGTTGAACAACGTCGTGATGAACAAGATGAAACATTTTTATGTCAAAAAATTCAACCTGACCGCATCGGATAAACCCGTGATTAAAACCCTAGAGCGTGACAAAGAGATCATGGGAGATCGTCCTGTAATGTTACCCCCAGCTATTACACCCGATTCTCACAAGTTTAATGATAAAACTATAGTGGAAAATGACTTTAACCGAATCTTAGACATGAGACAATTAGAATCGCAACAGGGTAACCGGGGATTATCGGCGGCGAACATTTTCGACCCCATCAAAGAAAGCCCTCCTTTAGATCAAGAATCATTTGAAGCTCGCTTGCGACAACTCCGTATCGAACGTGGAGAAGATATATTTCCACCAGAACCATCTGAAGCAATGCCCACGAAAGTCAATGAATTGCAAGCAGAAAAGGCAGGGATTCAAAACTCATTTATTCAACCTATAGAATATGCACCGGAAAAACTCCATAAGCCCGTTGATTTGAAACCTTCTTCTCGCCCGGATAATCGCCGTAATTATGAACCTAGAGGCGAAGATGCTTTTGTCATACAACAACCCAAAACCAAAATATCACCGCCCTTTTATTTTGTCATTAATGGTTTCGACAGAAACTGGCTTTCGGAAAAAATGCGCTTCCAGTTCCGTATCGACACCAGTCAGTTCATGAAGCAATACAAAAACATTCTCGAATTATCTTTTACCAAACTCATTATTCCGGCTGAAATCAAAAACGAGAAAACCGTGACAAACCCCGTGACAAAATTGGTGTACAATCACAATTTCTCGCTTTCTTATCCGTATCTCATTCTTAAAATCGATGAAATCAAGGATACACATGATGGAATAAATCAACAAAATCAACATGCCTTTACACATTTTATTCAAGACTGTGTGCATACTTCGACAAATGGTCGAGACTACATCATTTTAAAACCGATGCAAAACGAAACCAAGGTGTTTCATCCATCGCCGTTATCATCTCTACCTAAATTTAGTATTCAAATCACCAAACCCAATGGAATGCTATTCAACCACAGCACCGACAATTTTTCGGTCTGGAAAGTAGAATATGAAGAGTATAATAAACAAGTCTTGAAGATCGTTTTGAACAAGTACTTTGATAAAAATGAATTTTATGTGGGAGACACCATCAACTTTAAGGACTTTATCATGCCAGTGTTTGACAAAGAAAGTGATGATTTGGAGAATAACCCGGCATACAACGAGTTTATCAATCATTCTTATACATACCGAATGATTCGAGAATTTATCAATCGATCTGAGGGACATACTATTCTAGAATTAGGAAAGCCAAATATGGATGGATATTATCGCAATTTCTATATCCAAGCCCCTGGAGATTTTGATGCAGATAACGGAAAATATGTGGTCAATAAGGAATTAGTAGATCGCATACGGATATACAACGGTCAAAACTTTCCGGATCAGTTAACCTCGGTGGAAGCAGGACGCGTCATCAATTCTTCGATTCAAATCACATTGGCGATGCAATTGAAAACGAGTATGACTGACGCCCAAGCTTTTTTGTCTCCTAGCATTGTGTAAGAGAAAGTCTCGAGATCTTCCCTTCACATGCGATGTTGACCAGTTGAAAAAAGAAATCTTCATAGCAAAACACCTCTTTGTTAGAGACAACGGCCATGTGCTCCATCTTTGCAGAAAGTGCAATGATGTCGTATATTTTTTCGGGATACTTGACCGTGAAGTATTGTATGGTGATGTGCACAAAGTTGGAGAAGGGAATACATGATGCACTCATTTTGACACTCATGTCTTTGATGAGTTTGGATATGTTGCTATCCTCGAGGCTTTCAAACTCGGTTAAATGATGCAAAAATGTCTCTATTGTTTTTTGTAAATATCCCACGTACAAATGGGGTTTGGGAATGTCCAAAAGCAATGCAATATTGACGATATCGCCCTGGGCGTGTTTGATCAACATTTTCTCAAAAACGCCATCATCTTTATGCAGTGCTTGCAAATACAAATTCTTTTTCTTTTGCTCCATGACGAGTTCATGTGTCAAATGGTTCACGTCTACATTGACATTGACATGACAACATAAAGCACATAACTTGGACTCCACAAGGGTGCGCGTAGTCGATAAAACAAAAATGGTATTATCTGTGTACAGCTCTATCAAACGAATCAAAGATAAAAGACAATAATGAGAAAGGGATTCCACGCCTTTGATATAGATAACATGCTTATCTGTGATCATATTCTTTTGATTGATAATGGTTTTGAGAAATTCGATGAGTAATCGCTTGTCGTAATGTCCTTGTGTGAATAAATGAACGTCAAATTCTTTATAATAATGGTGATCAAGGTAACACACGTTGAAACGACCATATTGAGGTGAAAAAAATTCTTTTTCTATTTCTTTACACTGGAGATCACGTTTAGAAACTTGAGAATGATTTAATAAAAACTGTTTAATGTATAAATGTGTCAAAAATGGCGTTTTTGCAAAAAATATGATGTGAGGAATGCCGATTAAATCCCCTTTTTCACAAAATAAAGTTTTTGCAACATTGGAAATAAGGAAATCTGAAAATTTATGATGTAAAATATTTTGTAGCGTTTTTGTACCACTGAAATGCTGCATTTTCCATTACATAGGAAGATTTGATAAATACTTATGTCGTTTGTCATTTTGACAAAATAATAAATGCACAATTTGTACAAAATTCTCGGTCTTGCCGAAAATGCAACATTCGAGCAAATACGCAAAAAATACAAAAAACTCGCCTTACTTCATCATCCGGATAAAAATCCGCAATCATCGATCGATTTTTCTCAAATTCAAGAAGCTTATTCCGTACTGAGCGACCCGATGCGTCGACGTGTATATGACATGATGCATTGTGATACGAAAGAATCCTTTGATCATTTTTATACATTGTTCATGACATGGGCAT